CTTACATAAGCGCCATCACCCCCTATTTCTTGGGGGGTGAAGGGGCATAGACATTCTATGTCCCTTGGTACAACAAGATGTTGTACCAAGCTTGCAACTTCATATAGTTTCGTTGCAAGCACGCTGGATGTATCAATCACCCAGCGGCTCTCCTTTCCGAGAAGGGAGAACCTACCCACATTCGTTTGTGAGTAGATGTCCTGCTCCATTTTTACTGGGAGCAGGAGCCTCAATCGAGGATAGTCGAGATAAGAAACTTCTCGACCACGCCACCTTTGGTGGCGGGGAGTGTCCAGAACACTCTTAGGGACCAAGGCCCCTTCCTCACAGTAAAACATAAGGTGAGGACTATCGAAACTATCGTGTTCCGATATCATCACGTCAATAGACGTGGCGGCTTCCCTAAAAAAGGGAAGTAATCCGGTCTTGAACATAGACCGGATGACAGCATACAAGATTATGATGTCGTCTCCTACCAAGGAGTAGGAGGCCCCGCGAATTGTTTCGCGGGTCGGCTTTCTGTCTAGAAGGCCGACCTCACCAAGAGTGGTGAGGTTGTACGGCATGACCGTACATGTACGCGGGATTCCCGTGTTCATACTCCCAATAGGGGAGTCCAGCAAGGATTTCCTTGCTGAGTAGTCCTGACTGATAGTCAGGACGACCTTTGTGAAAAGGTCACCCATCAGCGCAGCGCGGTGGGTAAGAAAGTAACTATACATGTTACCTTCAGTCCGGTAAAATACCGGCCTAGAAGAGGTATATAACCTCTTCGCCAACAGCATAAGTCCTGTTGGCTGCATTCGACCTCTTGTTTGTCGAATGTACTCGGACCAGACGGCCCGAGAGAACCACCAATTAGAGTGGTCCGTTGCCTCCGATAAATCGAGAGACATCGCCTGGATCTTGTGTCCAGACGAACCTTCCCAGGATGGAACTTCTGGGGAGAGGTTGGTATCCAGGAAATTCCATAGATGCCTATCCGAAGTCAGACCTGACTTCGTCTCCGCCGATAGTACGGCGGGTGTTAGCGCATGCGCTAACACGCCCATTATGACTTGATACGCATAATGGGCCACGGTTATTGACCGTGCTTTTGACTGTTCGGCAACAGAATGATACCGAACAGAACACACCCTCACGGGGTGTGTCAACGCCTCATGGATTGCCCATGAGAGCAGGTCATTTGATGACCTGACAGCTCGAGGTCTCTCGAACTGATGATATTCTAATGTGCGAATATCATACGTACCGTGCAGTACACGGTGCGTGGCTAGGTAATGTAAATACCTAGACTGACCGCCAATAGGTTCTTGGCGGTTAGGGTCGGTGTAATACCGACTCTCCAGAAGCACTGGCTTCTGTGGGGCTTGAAGACAAGCCTTAGGCCCTGCGCTAACTTGCGCAGGGTGGCCAGTTAATATACTGGTCCTGATGCAGGATTGTAAAATTCCTACATCGATCTCAACGGGTTGAGATCGTTTCGAAACAGTTTTTCGAAACTTGTCCAGGGAAGCCTGGACCATCTTGCCATCGGCAAGACCTGTGGCTCTTGATTGAGTCCAGAAAAGGAGAAATCGAAATTTCTCCTTTCGCGACAGATTGCGCTCTGTTGCGACCGTCGAGTTAAATAACTTGACGTAAGGGAAGCAGATTCGTGTCTCCCCTTTACGTGGTATAGTTATACCACGAGCCGGCCAACCATGGACGGCAGCTGATTTTCGCATCAGCTTCTTAGTTGTCTTGAGACAACTAATGAATTGCGCATAATTATTCGCGCAATTCTCCATGACAAATTTTGTCATGGAGTCGATGATACTATAATCATCGCCACCCCCCAATATGTATGGGAGGACTACACCGTTAGCGGTGTAGAACCATTGTCTCACGTGAGACAGGTTACCGGAGGAAAGTTCCTCCGTCAGTTTGCGTTTGAAGTGCAAACTGTATTCGTGGCCGTACATTCGGCTCCGAATGAACCGGTATTGATCTACCGGCTCTAGACCTGACAGATACAGGTCTACAGTCTTATACTTAGTTATAAGACCGGACCGACGCAACCATTGCGCCGGTATCCTCCTGACAAAGAAGTCAGGGGAGCTATCTGTTTCCAGATAGTATTTCCGCAACTTAGTGTGGAAATCTGCCCCATGGGGCACTTGGGTTCTGTAGCCGCCCCGACCTATGGTAGGTATGGGGGGAGCCCAGAGTAACTCGCAGGTCACCAGTCCTGCGCGTCCGTCATTC